CAGTTTATCAGCCAACCCTTCGTTGAGTATGCTGCCATCATCGTTGAGCAGCACCGGAATCTGGCTGCAGTAGCAGTTGTACCGGTTGCCGTTCTCAGCGTAGAAGTCCCGCACCTCTTCGGTGGTGTAGACCTTTCCGTGACGGCTGGCGTGCCAGGTGCGCGTCGTTGGCTTGAGGGCTGACAGCCACAGCAGGCCGGTATTCAGCCCAAGTCGGTCAGCAGCCCAGTCGGTTTCATTCCATTGTGCCTGACGCAACACGCCGACCTGCTCAGTCTGAGCGATGGTCTTTGCCTTCGACATCGACACATCAAGACGCTTGCTGATGACACTGGCCGTCTCGCGAGGATTCACGCCGCGCGCTACCGCATCGGTGATGATGTTGGTCAGGTCGCCGCGGGCCGTATCGCTGATAACCTTCCAGTCACTGAACGTTGTCAGCCTGGCCGTCGCCACCTGATTAAGGTGACCGGGACTGCTTAAGAGCTGTTGTAGCGTCGTCTGGCTGGCGTACACCTGCGACTGCTGCGAGAGGTTGTTAAACGCCTCTAGAGTTCCGCGCTGTGCCTCTGCGACGACGTAATCCATCGCCCACAGGTTCTGCTCGCCACCATCCAGCAGGTAATCGTCGAGAATGCCCTGCACAGCCTCGAGCAAATCAGCCAGTTCCTCCGCCGACATGTCGTAGATGAACTTGCCGGCATTGGCCTGGTAGAGCCGCACATCAGCGCCGTTGTCGTGGCAGAGAAAGTGCCAGTTGTGGCTGTTAACCTCACGCTCTTGCCCGGTCAGACGCTGGTCGAGCAGAGCTTTTAGTGCGTGCTTAATGCCGAGATACCGATCCTCGATACCCCGGAACATCGCGGTGACTTGCTTTGCCGATCTGGTCGGGTCAACCTTGCTGCGCGGAACTATCGGCAGCCCCACCTTTGCCGTCTGTTCTGGTGTCATCGGCCAGTGGATCATCAGTTGTCACCTTATCGTCCGGGTTAGGCGGTTCTTTTGGCTCTGGCAACGGATCAAGCCCAACCACCTCGCGCAGCTCATTGGCCGCAACAGGCGGCTCACCACCATAGAAGCCAGTGGTTTTCTGCACGATGTCGGCCAGTTTAGAAGCGTTCTCGATCTTCTCTTTCTCGCCGGGAGCCAGAAGGTCGCTCCATGAGATGGTGACCTCACCTTTGGTTGGCGGATCAATGATGCCAAGCGTCCAGAAGCGCTCAAGCAGAGCGGCAATGCGGTCGGTCAGAAAGCCATTGCGACGAGTGTTGCGTCGGATAGCCCAGTCTGTTTTATCTTCGTCACTCGCTAAGCGTCCGGTCTGCTGACCGAACAGGATGGTGAACGGGATTTGCACGGAGGCGGCCAGTTCGTTAGCGGTAACTTCCCAGGTCGGGCCCGGGTCGCCAGGCGTAACGCTCAAAACATGCATCTGCCCTGCTTGCATGACGGCCGCCGCGTCGGTGCCGCGGTTCAACTTGTTGACCTTATCGCCCATCGCCTCGCCGAGATCGGCATAACCAGCCTTTTTAGCCTGATCCGCCAACGTGTTCATGTCAGTCTCTTTGGTGAACTCAACCGCGATCTGACGACTGGCGTTCTTCAGAAAGCCCTCAGCACCACCGCCGGATACCTTCTCAAGGTCGAGGCCTTTGTTGTAGCCAGCCTCAAGCAGTGGGATGCCGGACAGGACGTTGTCGTCTTCAGACCCTTCGCAGAACAGGATAACGCGGCTCGGGTGTACCGGTTCGCCGCGCATCGGGCCAACAAATTGCTCATCACCAACCGGCTGCTCGTTGAAGTTGAACATCTTCGGCTGGCCGAACGTTTCAGACTGACGGTCGTTATCCCAGTCAGCTACCGTTAACTGCGGCTCCCATACAGGGATCAGTTTCACCAGGGCAGACTCGCCAAGCGATTTCACCAGTCTGATATCTACTGGCTCGTTCCATGGCTTATTGTCTTTCACCTGGAGTAGCAGTGCGGAATAGCGACCCACCATGTTTCGGCGATCGGCGTCTTTCACCTTCGCCCACCACTTCTTCATGAACTTGGTGACTTTCTTTTCCCAGGGGTTCGTCTCTTCAGACTCATTCGCCTCGTCACCATCCACGATTACCGGGTAGTCCTGCCAGCAACCATCAAGCAGGCGATGCACCACAGCGAAGCCGGCGGCGTTGCGACGGTACATGTTGTAGAAGTCGTAGAATGTGATTGTGCGCGGGTAGCCGAACTCCTGATAAAGCGTCGGGCGTTTTGTATTGCCGGACAGCCCAAGTGTCTGCAGGTAGTTATTTCGCCTCATTTCAGTGGCGAGATTGTTCACAGCCAGTTGAAGGCCGTTATCTTGTTCGCTCACTGGCGATGCTCCTTAGAAGAATACTGTGCCAACCTGCTTGCGGTTATTCTTCGCAGTCGCGAAGTAACGGAAGCCGTCGGCGCCGTGTGAAGTGAAGTCGTGAAGTGGTTTATCTTTCCAGCAGCCGCGCTTGTCGTCCCATTCCTTGCGGTATCCCTCAAGGTGAGAAATACCCTCTGCACACTTTTCTTCGTCGAAGACGCAGGATGGAAGGATTTCACGTACCGACTCTATGCCAGTGTCGATCCCGGCTTTCGGCACAACGCGGAAGTTCATCGAATACATCTGGCCGTCAATCTCGTAACCTTCACGCGCCAGCTCTTTGCGTGACTTCGCATCAGCAGCAAACTCACGGTTCTCGATATCGTGCGGCCCCCAGTGCTCGCCATACTCATAGCCGCGGTCCTTCAACACCTTCATGTAGTGCCTCAGGCCTTCACCGGAGTTTTCGTAGTAGTCGATGATGTGGAACTCTTCGCCAACTTCACGAACAAACCAAATGGCCGTCGAGTCGCCCACGCCGATATCCCAGAACGTGTGCACCGGAAGGTGCGAGTTATCCGGAATTTGGCCGATCCGCTTGTTGGTGTAGAGCCATCGGAACTGTTTGGCGTAATACGCGCCCTCGACCGACTGCTGGAACGCCTCGGCCGGAATGGTCGGGTATTCGCGCTTCATGTCATCGCCGAGGGTTTTCTCTTTGGCGTAATACCAGGCTTTCTGGCGTTCGTTGACAACCACGCCGTGCTTCGCCGCCATTTCAGCGAAGTACTCAAGCAGGCGCACCGGCAGCGATTCAACCGGGTCGATTGCGTACTGTGGATTCTTCCACCAGGAGAAGAAGAAAAACTTCCAGTCCAGCGCGGATAATGGCTTACCCTGCAGCAGTGCTTTTTCTGCCGTCTGGCAGTAATCGAAAAAGTAACCCGCCCTGCCCTCAGCTGTGCTCTCGATAGTAGCGAAGCATCCAGTCGATACCGCCTCAAACGCACCAGTGACGATTTCACGGGCTTTATCCGGATACTTGGCGCATATCTTCCCGAACTCGGAAACGTGCAGGTAGCGCAGCGTACCGCCACGAAAAGACGTGCTGACGTAGAGAGAGCCACCTTTCTTAAATACGAGTTCGCCAGACGAATCGTTGCTGGCCGGGTTGGCCGCCTTTATCTCTGGTGGCAACTTGTCGTAAGCGTACTTCACCTTTTCGCGGAACAGGCGCTTTGCGTCATTCAGCGTGTGGGCAATCAGCGCGCACTTCGCCGACTCGAACAGGGCCGCGTCGAGCTGGATGATGCACACCTCTGTGGTGAACCCGAGCTGGCGAGCTTTCAGAATGATGTTGCGGGTGTGGATCCCCTCGAAGTATTCCCGCTGCTCAGGCGTCATCCTGAAGCGCGTTGGCTTTCCCTCTTTGTCGGTGATCCAGTAGAGATTGTTCAGCCGCCAGTCTTTGTCGGCCAGCAGCTTAATGTGCTCAGGTTTCATTACGCCCCCTGAGACAGAGAATCCATCAGGTCAGACAGTTGCTTAACAGAGTTGTCGCCTTCCGGCCCGTCGATATCGTAAGCCTGACGTTCAAGCCCGATCAGATTCTTCAGCGCATCGCTCAGCGCCTTAACCGATTTAACGCGCTCCGGCATGCTGATGACCTTGTGGTAAATCTCATTGAGCTTGTCCTGGCCTTTGTCGTCGGGGTCGTACATCAGCTCTCCGAGCTTCTCCAGTGCGGCCACGTCTGCGCACTCTGCCCCCAACTCATCAAACAGGGCATTGGTTATCTGCCGGGCACGCTTAATGTCACCGCGATGTTCCATGCGGACATTGGCGATAACCTCAGCCGTCGCTTCGATGAGTACGCGTTCGTTAAAAGTGACTTCACTGCGTACCTGTTTGCGTACCTCTGCTTTGCGTACCAGATCGTCAGCGCGTTCTTTCACCTTCGCATTGAGGTCACGCGACCAGTCGTCACGCTTGGCTCGCTTACGGATAGCGCCTTCGCTGATACCGTGCTGTGATGCTATCTCTCGGAGGGACATCACTCCGGCCCGGTACGCCGTCTCGATGGCCTCCCAGTCCGGTTTGCTCATTCGTTACTCCGTTGTTTGTTCTTCTGACTGTTCGGTCTGCTCTGCCGGTACTGGCGTGAACTGCACGCGCTTCACATCGGCAGGAGCGAAATACAGCCATTGGCCCGTTTCTGTCGCCAGCGGCACAAAGCCGTTAACCAGATCAGGCTGACGGCGTGACATCTTTCCTGTGAAGGTTTCGCCTGTCTGGGTGGTTAGCGTGATGTGGTAGATATCGGGCATTGGTGGCCTCTTTATCAGCTACAGCGGTTATTTCGGTCTTATCGGCACTAGCGGTTAAACATTATCGAAGCCCCTCAGTGAAGGGCTTCTGTAATGCCGCTATTTGCCGACGCAATTATGCGTTGGCTACCCTGCTTTCGCTTCCATCAGTGTGACCATATCAGGGTCCATCTGGCTGACGATCCGCTCACGAGCGCAATTGAGAAGCTTCTTGCGACCACCGATGCCCCACTTATTCATTGCCCGGGCACATGCGCTGACCTCTTTAGCCTCGGTAGCGATTAGCAAGTCGAGACGGTTAAGGCGGTTCATGCTGCTAATGCCGCTAAGCACAGCCTCTCGGAATGTTTCGTACACCTGAATTTCAAACTCAGGCTTAATCCATGCTGCATATCGAATCGCTAATAATTCAGCCGCCCAAACACCTTGTCTCACACCACCATTAACAATATTAAGTGATTGATTTTCTTTCAGACGACATTTTTGTCCTCTGGAGTCCAGTGCAGAAACGAAACGCTTTACAGCTGCACTTCGAATAAATTTGTTCGGCCTTTGCGACTCTGTCGCTTCTCCATTGGCAACGGCTGCAGCATGCAGATCGTTAAGGTTGTATCTTCCTGCGGAGTCAACCCGGACAGATACTCCGTAAACATTCACGGTTTGATTTGTCATATCGGTAATTACCTTTTAGCGATGAACCTTGTCTCACAGGAAATCCGGCCCTCAGAGGCTCCGACAGCCAGCCGGGATCCTCAAGGGTCATCCTGAAAGGTTCTGAGTGGTGAAATGCGCGTGAGATGCGCGGTGAAATGCGGATACAAAAAAGCCCCGGCGATTGCCGAGGCTCAGAATTTTGTTTTTGACACTTGATGATTTTTCTTCAGCTGGACTGCTCACAGCATGACTGACTTTTACTACTTTCATTTCTTGATTTCAATTTATTTTTCTCGCCTCTTCAATTTTCCGAATTGCCGCCTTATCCAGATTGCACTGCCCCAGCGCCGTGTAGAGTTGAGTGTTTAACTCCAGACTTGCCTGCCATGTGAACGGAACCACCATTCCGGGAATCGGCGTGTCTACTGTCAGGTCAGCGCTTATCGGTACCGGTGGCGCCGGAACGTAAACTGTCTGCGTATTCCCGCAGGCTGTCAGCAGCGGCAGAAGGAACAGGCTGGTTAGCGCACGGATCGCCTTCAAGCGCCTGCCTGATGTAGACAATGCGCGTCTCGCCTTTTTTGGCCAGTTCGTTCTTAGCATTCTGGGTAGCCTGTGAGATGTCACGGATGAGGCTCATCGTGGTGATCACGTTGTTGGTGATCGCCTCTGATGTGTCCGCCCTGACCGTCGCCTTATCGCGCTGGTCTTTGTAGGTGATAGCGTTTCCGCGGTAGTGATTCACGAAGAACGCCAGCACGCCGATTACCGCTATCACCAGCAGTTGCAACCAGTAACGCCTTACCAGTGCGCCAATCACGACAGGAACAGAGCACGCTCCGCCTCGCGCCGACGGGTGAGCCCTTTAAGGACTTCCCCGCCAGCCTTATTCCAGCGCAGAAACTCGTCGGCTGCGCCAGCGTAATCACCGGCGTTAAGTTTTAGCAGGAGAGTCGATGTAGACAATGACCGGGCGCCGAGGTTATACGTGAACGACACCAGCGCATCAAACTGGCCCTGACTCAGGCCAACCTTGACCAGTTTTGCCACGTCGTTTTCGTAGCTGATCAGCCCGGTCTTCAGCAAGCGCTCTGCAGTTTCCTGATTAATAGTCATCCCGGCGCGGATTGGTTTTCCGTCGACAGGCTGGGTCCAGCCGTATCCGATCGTCCACACGCCGACGCTGTCCTGGTAGGCAGTCAACTTGCAGCCTTCGAAATTTTTAATCAACGTAATGCCGTTATTACTTGTTTGCATTTCCACCACCGAAACGGTTTCCGACATACCCGGATAAAAAAGAGCTGAGTTTTTTCACTCCGACGAACCCGATAAACCCACCAATGCCAACGGTGAGTGCTTTCGGTACGTCGAAGTAATCGAGAGCGGAGTATGTTGTTAGCGCCAGAGCGCCGCACATCAATCCTTCAAAAAACGTTTCTTTCCAACTGCTTCCGGAATAAGCCATTCGCAGGACAGCCATCACGATTGCCATAATGACGCCGCCGATAGGCACGTCACCGCGCCACCATGACGCCAGGATCTCGCTGATATCTGCCCATCCATGTGGAGTGTTAGGCATTTTCATAGTCTCTCTCCTCGCAGTAGAAGCGGGAGCTGTGTGTTGTAGGGTCAGGCCCTCGGGCTGGATTTAACAACGAGGTATGTCGATGATGATTCCCGGGGCCTGAAATAAAAAACCCGGCGACAGGCCGGGAATATGAGGGTAAAGCAATGTCGGCTCTCTGGCCGTAGATACCCTGGCTGGGGTTTGGCGGGACAGGAAGGGTTCGAACCTTCGACCATTCGGTTAACAGCCGAACGCACAACCGTTGCGCTTCTGACCCTGAAACGAAAAAGCCCCGCACGATGCGAGGCTCTTAATTCTTTGTCGACCTACGAAGCTATGGCTACGATATCAGATTTACATGAAATATATGCGTTTCAATCCAGTTTTGCAAGACTTGAGTCTAAATTTGTCGACTTTTGTTGTGAACGTGATCGCGTTACCTGCAATAAAGCCCCATTGTCCAGTCGCAGGAAGATGCGCTTCATCTCCACCCAGCGGTCCGTAAAGGTCTCTGACCAGTTCTTTGGCGTTACGCCCACCAGTTCCGCCATCTTCTGGTATTCGTACGTCTCCCGTCCTGCCAGCTCCGCTTTTACATCCTGCGCCGCCAGCCAGATAAGCTTCTTCAGTCGCTCCATAGTCTTGCCGGCCACCTTCTTCGCGCCGAGCTGCTCCCGGAACTCTGCCCATGCCCATTGGGTAATCGCTACCTGGTATTCGAATCGGATGTTCTCGCTGTAGTTCCACAGCAGCCAGGCTTTCTGGTGCTCTTCCAGCGACAGCACCGCGCGGCGCCAGGATGCGGTACCGTACTCGACCGGGCTGACCAGCGCGATGGATGAACCTTTAGCGCGGGACTGGCTGCCGCTCATCGCCGGGCCGTCAGGGTTAACCATGCGCTTTTTCTGCTCGTCATAAACTTTCTTCCGTCCCCGGCTGCGCGCCGTCGCGGTGAATTGCGCGTTCTCAGCGAAAGCTACCAGTTGCCCCTTCGTCGCCCCGCTCAGATCTGCGGTCGCCACAATGAGCTGCTGACGTACGTACTCGAGGTGCTGATTGTTCATTGTGCGGCTCCGGCTTTGAGATAAATGCGGGCGAAGTTACGAAGGATCCGATAGTCGGTGACCACTGAACCTGGGCGGCGGTATATGCGGAGGCGTTGCCAGCGCATACGGAGTGATTCGATAAGCTCTGGTTTCATGCTGCCTCCTGCTGTTTCAGTACTTTTAACTTGGCGCGGTACTCGTTGCGGATCCGGATGAAGTCTTCACGGCGGTAGTTGGTCATTTCGTGGGGGCCGTTGAGCCAGTCGACGTACTCCTGCCCATAACGAGCAACCAGGCCAGCTTCGTATTGCTGCGCGACCGTCGCCTCTTTGGCGGTGTATTTGCCAGCTCCGGCATTACAGGATTTGCACTGCTTATGGGCGTTGCGCTCTTCAAAGCGCAACTCAGGGTTGGCGCCGACCGTTTTGAAGTGGCCGCAATCCCATTGGCCGCCATGCAGATCGGGTGGATTGGTCTCACCGCAGCTGATGCATGGCAAATCGGCATCGCGCGCACGGATGAAGGCGTTGAAAGCTTGCTGAGCCTGGGCTTTGTAGTAACCGTTAGGCCTGAGTTCTGCCAATCGCGCTTTACGGCGCTGGCGGCCT